ATGCTAAGTTCCCCGGAGTTAGGAATAACTTTCATAAGGCTGCTGTCTGGATGCCGGGACAGAACATCAAAGGACGTAATGTAATAGTTTGGTCAGAGGCTGGTTGGGGAGATATGCTACAGTTCTCTCGCTTTATTCCTATGATTAATCAGCTTACAAACAATGTGTTCTGTGTCTATCCTGAAGAGATCATTCCACTTCTACGTAGGCTAGATACGAAGGCAAGGTTCAGTAAAAACTCTAGCGAGTGTCCTCCTTCGGTGTTTAGGATAAAGATGATGTCTATGCCTTATCTTTTGATGGAGCATGGTCTGTTACCTGCAGCCCCGGCTGATCGGTGGTTTGGTGCAGAGGGTCTGTACCGTAACCCTGAGATAGTGGCTCCTAAACGCAGCAAGCCCTTGGTAGGTATCTTTTATAATACTGATAACAAGTCTTGGAACATGGCTGCAAAGCAGATTCCTAAAGACGTAGTAGATAAGTTTGTGCTAAGACATCCTGAGTATGATTTTGTATCTCTGCAGATTGGAGAAGGATTCTTAGATAGTTTTAAGTGGGTGGATACAGCAGACAAAATTCAAACACTAGATGCCGTTATCTCTGTGGATTCTGCTATTGCCCACTGTGCTGCAAGTGTTGGTGTTAAGACTCTGAACCTAATAGGTGACGAGAGCATGGCCTGCTGGAGATGGTATCCTGTCGCTGAAAAGACTTACTGGTACGACAATATGACTACAGTATGGTGGGATAATTACTCTGACTGGGATACTGGCCTAGAGAAGGCAGTTAGTTATTTGTTACAAGTAGTTAGTAAAAAACGTAGCAAAGCTAAGAAAAGTGTGATATAATATATGGCCCTGACATTAGAAGAGATTAAAGAAAGGCTGAAGAGATGGGATGAGCTAACCTTGGTAGAGGAACTAGCATTAAGATCTGAAGATATAGTAGAAAGATTTGATGATATAATAGAAGACCAAGCGGATAGATTAGAAAACTTAGTTAACTGGGAAGAATAATAAATATGGATTACTATCAGCAGTTTATTGCAAAGAGTCGTTACAGCAGGTTTCTACCTGAGAAGAATCGCCGTGAGCATTGGGAAGAATCAGTAGACCGTTACTTTACTTTTATGTTTAACCACTTGGAAGAGAAGTATAAGTTCTCTCCTAACAATGACCTACGCCTAGAGCTTATCAATGCTGTCAAGAACCTAGATGTTATGCCATCTATGAGGGCTATCATGACTGCAGGTAAAGCACTGGACCGTGACAACACTGCTGGTTATAACTGCAGCTACCTACCTATCGATGACCCTAAAGCATTCGATGAGGCTATGTACATTCTCCTGTGTGGTACAGGTGTAGGCTTTTCTGTGGAGCATAAGTATGTTACTCAATTACCTGAAGTGCCAGATCAGTTGTTTGATTCTGAGACTACTATTTCTGTTGCGGATTCGAAAGAAGGATGGGCCAAGGCACTTCGCCAACTCATCGCTCTACTATACTCTGGGGAAGTGGCAAGGTATGACCTATCCAAAATTAGACCTGCAGGAGCCAGACTCAGAACCTTTGGAGGACGTGCCTCTGGTCCCGGACCTTTGGATGAACTTTTTAGATTTGTTACCGACAAGTTCAAAGGAGCAGTGGGTAGGAAACTTACATCACTCGAATGTCATGATATTCTCTGCAAGATCGGGGAAGTTGTCGTTGTGGGTGGAGTACGAAGGAGTGCAATGATCAGTCTGTCTGATCTCGAAGATGATCGTATGAGGAGCGCAAAGAGTGGAAACTGGTGGGAACACAACGCACAACGAGCTTTGGCTAACAACTCAGCTTCTTACATTAGTAAACCCGATATCGGACAGTTTCTCCAAGAGTGGACTAGCCTCTATAACAGTCACTCTGGAGAGCGAGGAATCTTCTCACGAGAGGCAAGTCAAAGTCAAGCTGCAAAGAACGGCAGACGTAATCAGGATTATGACTTCGGAACTAACCCATGTAGTGAAATCATACTACGACCCTATCAGTTCTGTAACCTCACAGAAGTTGTTGTACGGGCCGAAGATACCGTTGCAGACTTGGCTAAGAAGGTACGCATCGCCACAATCTTAGGCACGTTCCAGAGCACTCTGACGCACTTCCCATATCTTCGTAAGATTTGGCAGAAGAACACTGAGGAGGAGCGTCTCTTGGGTGTATCATTAACTGGTATCTTAGATAATCCTTGGATGGGGAGGGTATGTGAAAGCACTACGCAATCTCTTGAATACTTACGAGATGTCACCATTACTACCAACAATGAGTTTGCAACACGTTTGGGAATTCCTGTGTCTGCTGCGATTACTTGTGTCAAACCTAGCGGCACTGTGTCTCAACTTGTTAATTCTGCCTCTGGTATTCATACTAGACATAGCGAGTATTATGTTCGCCGTGTGCGTGGAGATAAGAAAGATCCTCTCACGAAATTCTTAACAGACTCAGGCATCCCTACAGAGGACTGTGTCATGAGACCTGACAGCACTGCTGTGTTTTCTTTCCCAGTGAAAGCACCAGAGTCTTCTCGTACTCGTGAGCACTTAACAGCTATGCAGCACCTAGACCTATGGCTTATGTATCAGCGTCACTGGTGTGAGCACAAGCCCTCTGTCACCATCTCTGTTAAGGAAGATGAGTGGATGGATGTAGGAGCGTGGGTGTGGAGGAACTTCGATGAGATTAGTGGTATCTCTTTCCTGCCTTGGGATGGAGGCTCTTATCGACAAGCTCCTTACGAGGAGTGTACTAAAGAACAGTATGAGGAGTTAAAGGCTAAGATGCCTGAGACAATTGATTGGGATAATCTTAAGGAAGAGGATGACAATGTTGAAGGTGCTCAGACGCTAGCCTGTGTAGCTGGACATTGCGAGATCTAATATGACTATAGACTTAATTTTTATATCTGGATTGATGTTTGGTTTTGAGTATGTAGAAACTCTAGAAGATGAACGGTATATTGTAGTAGACTTTGCATTCTTAAGATTGCTTGTCAGCTTTTAGATATAATGCTGCTTCGTCCTTCCTGCGCTTAACAAGTCCGGGGAGGACCTTTCCCCCAGCTTTCGTCCAGTCCATGAAAGCTTCTGCAGTTCCTTCAAAGTCTCCACGGTTATGTCTCTGTCTTATTGTGCTACGCTGGAGGTTACCAAGTCCCACATTAAAACTAAAGCTGACGAGTGCATCAAACCTAGACTGAGTAAGACCAGTAGGACACAGTCGTAGTACACCTCTCTCAAACGTGACCAAGTCTTTGGCGAGGATGTCGTTGACCTCACCCATTGATAGCACTCTGTCCCACCCACTGGGTATTGCGAGGCTTTTGCGTTCCTCAAAAGGAACCCTGATATGGTGGGGGTCTATCACATGACCAACACCCACAGTCCACAGAAGAGCTGGACACCTGTAAGGCTTTGTCCTCACTCCTTCGTGGTGCTTGATCATCTCTATGCATTCCTTTGATACTTTCATTTCTTATTGAAAGTCTGTGACCCAAACCAGAATGCAATGATAGATGAGAAAATAATGGCTGAGTCTTCATCCCAAAGTAGGTTCAAGGCTTGGTCAAATGGGACGTTCTGCTTCCAAGCATAGAAGAACCCAAACACATTTACCATCACCAGCATAAAGAACATACCGTAGGTTATGACTGGTCTGACGCTGGCTCTTAGGTTTATGACCCACCTACTGGCTCCCTGCCCTATGGCAATGTCGTGAGCATATAGGGCTTCTCTCTCCTGAACTGCAGTCTGCATTGCAATTTGGTCAGTCCTTATCTCCTCCACCCTAGCCTGAGCTAGGAACCCCTTCTCTGCCATCTCCAATTCCCTAGCCATCTGCAATTTGGCTAGCTCTAATTCGTGTTTTTTATCAGACTTATCTTGGAAAAAGTCTAGGAACTTAGGCAGGCCACCAGCCAAGAAGGAGACAAGGGTAGAAAGTAAGGTAATCATAGCGGTCCTTAAGGTTTGTAGCCAAGCACGTAGAAAAAACTAACCAATATAAAAGCAGTTAGGAAGCAGTACCACTTAAGCATTGCTAGCTTGTGGAGATCCCTACCGTATTCGTCAGTCAGATCCTTGTTGTCTTTCAGGATTCTGTCCTTGATTACCATTATCTCATCCCAAGCTTGTTGTCCGTGCTTAGCAACGATGTCTTGTTTTAGTTCTTCTTCTATCTTTTTAATTTCGTAGACCCCTCGCCATTCTTCTACGGCTGAGAATACAGATGTGTCTGATGGTTTTTGCCTTTGTTTACGCCTGTATGAAGCTCTGGCTTGAAGGTCTGCCTTGCCTAAGTCCTGTATATCTTTAGTGACAGCCTCTAGTTCTTTACCTACAGCTAGGGCTTCTCGAATACCAGCAACTGCAGTCTTCGCTACTTGGGTTACTGGTTCGCTCATTCAATGTTTATCCCCATGCTGTATGGATTTAGACCACGCTTTTGAAACTCTTCTGCAATAAACTTAAGCCTTTGCTTAGGATCTTGTACGATCTCAGGCAACATCATAAGTCTAACATTACTTCGAATTGTGCTTACCACATTAGTAAACAACTCTGCCTTTAACGAGTCTGGTAGTCTTTGAAATCCGGGGTTAGATGCAAAGGAAGCAGCAACCGTGTTAGACATCTCACCCATCATCTTAGACATACGCTCATACTGCTCACCTTTAAGCTCTACCCCGAATACTGTACGAGAAGGCATCTTAATCTTTAACTCTGGATTATTAAAGAATGATTGTGCTATGGTCTGCTCTGCAGGACGATTAATAAAACCAGTCAATAGTTCACCAGTAGATCCTAATTGCCTTGGTTGTCCAGCTACATCATACTGAACTGGAACATCTGCCCTTTGTCCCGGTAGACGAGACTTAAGATTGTTTAAAATCCATGTGCTTAATTCAGGGTCTCTTACCTCACGAGCAACCTTGTCTTCTATACGTGCGATGTTGTTTAAAATATTAGGAGTTAGTCCGTTAGTTAAGGCTACAATTGTAGACGGTATTTTATCAGGATCTTCCATCGCACCCATAACATTAGACAAACCTTCGGTAAAAGTTTTATCTAAGAATGCTGCCTTAATAACTTTAGCAAAGTCACCAGCATATGCAGTTAGTTCTTGGCCTTTTAATTGTCCGTCACGAACTGCTTCTAATGTATTAGCAGTCAATGATAAAATAGTGTGAAGTGGTTCGATACCAGCAAAGCCAACCCATCTATCTCCTATACGAATAGACGAAGGCGGTTTGCCAGAAGCAATCTGACGAGTACGTATCTCTGGATCTAAAGAGTATTCACCAGTTAAACGATCATCTGCTACCAGCCCATAAGCATAAGCAACCAAACCAGTACCTAGTATTTGCTGTCCAATAAAATCTCTGTTTAAATCTTTTTTAAACTGCAACTGACCTTGTTTCTTTTCAATCAAACGTCCTATTCTTTCTGCTGACTTAGGTGTTTTAGCCTCTGCTTGTTTCACAACTAAGTCATCAATGTCAGCTCTAAGAACATTGATATCTTTTAAACCTTGTTTAAATCTAAGTAGTCCTAAGCCGGGAACATAACCAGCACCAAACTTAGCAATGTTAGTTGGAGTAATAATAAAAGGAGTAAACAAAGAAGCTAGTGGATTATCTTTTGCAAAGTTAGAATAACTTCTTGTTGCTCTATCAATTATAGAAGAGCCAAGGTCAGACCGATATGTTCCATACTTTTGAAAGTCTTCTATTTCTGCAGCTAATCGTGGCTCTATGTCTTGAAATGTTTTCCATAGAGGAGTGCGTGTGTCTCCCTTTGCAAGAGCATCTTCAACCTGACGCATCCACTCATCACGAGTAATCCCTCTGTTTGTAAAGAAAGAGTCAGGCATTAGCTTACTATTCTTAGCTCTATTCTTTAATACTTCAAGTTGTGCTTGCTCAAACATGACAGCAAAAAACTCATCACCTCCTCGTTGCACTGACTGAGGAAATGTTAACACAGCATTGATGGGTCTATTGATCATATCTAAAAACTTATTAGGATCTTGCCCCGGAAGTTTTAAATAGATATCATATTCTTTTGCTGTGCGTCCGTCCAGCTCAATGCTCTTATTAGAAAAGCCTTCGGCAAAACGAGGGAACACTTTAGTAAATGCTTTAGCATATCCTACAATCATATCTACTGCTTCGCTTGGCCTACCGCCAGCAATTCTAGCTAACGGTGCTTCAATTAATCTACCAAAGTTACCAGCAAAGTTTTTAATAAATGTAGGCAGAGCACTTAAATAGTTGTTTCTGATAACTGTAGATAGCTGAGCACGTAAGGATGGAGTAGTTGCAGCATCAACTAAACTTTTTCCTATTGCAAGGTCAACAGCTTGTTTATTTAACTTAGGATTAGAATACATATCCGTAGCAACTTTCCCAAGCTGACGGAGAAACTGCATACACTTTGCTGACAATTCAATCATAGACAATCACCATTCATAAATATCCGATCCATCTTACCACCAGTCTCGAATAGTTTGTTTAATCTTTTAAAAGAACTCATGGCTATGGAGACAGCGTTCTTATCTCCAATGACAGCACCAAGTCCCATCACAGTCTTTTGCAGTTCCATAGCTAGGTATGCAGATGTTTGCTTATCACCCTTAGCCGTAGCAGAATCTAAAGCAGCAAAGATAGGCTGAAGATTATCAAGCTGTTTAGCAACGACAGGGTATAACAACTCTCGCTGCCCTGCTTCTAGGATATCACCCTTCTTATAAGACGCTGCTAAAGATTCAGCAAACTGTTCTGCACCTTGTAGTGAATCAGCGCCTACTTGATTTCTTAATCTATCTGCAGCCTGTGATAGTTCCTTTTCTGTTTCAGACATACTCTGACCAAGTCTAGTCTTAGAGCTTAGTCTATCTGATACTTGTCCGTACTTATTTACAATCTGAATAACATCATCATTAAGATACTTAGAAGTAGCGCCTAAGTATTTAAACTGTCGCTCAGGACTCATCTTACTGAGTAAATCAATTTGCCTTTCAGTTAAAGGCGCAACTCGTTTCTCAGGTAAGAAGTTTTTATAGAATGGTAGCTTACACTTAGCAGCCATCAAACTCTCCAGAATTATATAGTTTAATTCTTAAGTCTTCGTTCATGTCTTTATTCTTTAACATATCTTCAAAGGACCTTGCCTTAAAGTTTCTACCATCTATCTCTTTAAGCTTGTCCATCATGTCTTGATATCCTTTAATCATTACAAGACTATCTGCATCAGAGGCATTAGGAATATACTGACGAACAGAGCTACTAAGTTTCTGAAAGTTCTCAGACTTTAGGATCGAAGGAGATATTACAAACTTACCAGCTTCATTGACAGGTAAAGTCTTACCATAATTATACACTGATTTACTAAAATTGTCAAGGTTTTTATATACTGGATTTAAAATATTGTCAAGTGTTTTGGACAAGGAAACCTTTAGAGAATCTTGTGGAAGGTTTCTTATTCCTAACTCTCTTTGAGATACCTTCATTGAGTCTACCATTTCGTCACGAGCTTCTCTTGCAATCCGCAACACTTCATCTCTAGGTACGCCTAAAGATTGCTGTAGATATTGAACAAAGTCTTCGTGCCTTGTTGATTTAGAATCAGAACGTCCTACAATATACAAGGCTTTATCTAGGTCTGTCTCAAAAGACAAGGAAGACTTTCCAAAGCTAGGACTAGATCCGCTTAGATATTGTGGAAGTCTTGGTAATTGTGTAACATCAAATACGTTTTGAGTTTCCTCAATAAGGTCATCATCTGCTGTCCTTGTTGGGGTTGGTGTTGTGGCCTTGGTTCCAACTTGTTCAAAAAGTGGTTTACCTTCTTCATCAACACCTTTGTATTTGAAGTGTGGCTTGGTTAGATCGGCAGTACCTTGCGTTACTTCATCAGTAACATCAGCTAGTTCGTTGCCTTTCTTGGAGAATATCCTTCCTATTACAGCCTTACCTCCACCAATTACACCACCAAGAGCGCCGCCAAGTGCAGCACCAAGTGCAATATTCTCAGCCCTTGTGGTTATTGCTGTGTCTCCTAGCTCTTCATAGACAGGATCTAACGCACCGCCAAGAGCACCAGCAACCCCAAAGCCACGTACTTTCTCAGCAGTGGTAGCAACTCTACCAACAGGAAGAAGATTGACTGGAGAAGTTAGAGCACCAGTAATACGCCCAGCAATAGCAGCACCAGTCTTTTCATCTGCTAAGATACGTGCTTCTAATTCATTACGAAGAGCATTCTTTTGTGTACGTGCTTCAGCTTCAGGAGAGACAGGTGTTCCTGCCATCCATGACGTAGGATCGGAATAGCCTTCAGGTTCAATACCAGTCTGCTCAGTAGCAGAGGTATCGATGCCTATCTTCTTTAAACCCTCAGACACAGGCTTAGCAAGTTGAGCAAGCCCTGCGTAATCAGATATTAAACCTTGTTCAAGATTCTTAAAGAAAGACTCGCTGGCAGTAATCGGCCTACCTAATGCCAGAGTAGCAGCAATGGTTCTGTCATCGTAACCATCTTCTCTTGCCTTAGCAAGATTAAAATTCTTTTGCTTTGCTAAAGCTTCTGCTACATCTGTATAAGTATAACCGTCCGATAATGCTTTTGGAAGATTAAAAATATCAGCCATTATTTTGGAGGTATTAGATATGAATTAGGATCTAAAGGACCAGTAGGTTTTTTCTTGTCATCTTTCTTAGGCTCAGCAGCTTTTCCTTTAGGAGCAGCGCCTGCGCCTCCCATGCTTCCAGAAAGTATAGTAGCAAGTATAGCTTTTAATGGATCGTCAGCAGTCGGTTTATACTCAAGTTTATCCTGAGCAGGATCAAATGCTCTACGATCACCAGTTTTTTTATCTATTGTTTCAAACGCCCCAGTAGACTTATTCATAGTTACTGGTCTGCCGTCTGAAGTTAATAAACTTAATGCATCAAACGCACTTGTTGCTGCTTTTCGAGTTGCTAGTTCTTCTCTAGAAATATCTAATTTTTCTGCTTCTATATCTAGTTTCTGCTGCTCACGCTTAGCGGCACGAGCATCTTGAGCTATCGTAAAAGCTTCCCGTGTTAATCCTTGCCCAGCAAAGTCTTGAGACATCTTTGTTAACACTGCAGGATCAGTAGTATCTTGGTCTGCATATCTAGATATAACATCCTGAATACGTGTTGCTCTTTCTAACATTGGATCACGTTGGTTTGGAAACAAAGCCTGAGTCATAGCCTGTGCTCCAACATCACCAAACCTTAGACCTGCTTGGTATAAAGGAGCAAACACACCAAACTGTTGGCCCTGTTGTGCAATCAGTTGATCACGAGCAACTTGTTGTTGCCGCATCTGCTGCTGCCTAGCAAATAAAACTTCTTCAGGAGAAGGTCCAAATAAAGATTGAATCGCCATGTTTATTCCTTAATTAAGAAGTACCAAGTTGACCAGCTTGGCTTTGCATTGCAAATGTATTAGTATTACTATACGGATTAAAACCATAATAACCTACGTTACGGTTCTGTGCTAACCTATCAAACAGTTGCTGTTGCTGTTGGTTCTGTAAATACTGTTGACCAAAGCCAGAAACATTCTGTGCCATCAACGAAGGACCAACTAACGAACCTTGTAGTTGAGTCTGTGCAGCGC